GCGTCTGCCGAGTAGATCGGCCAGATGAGTGATCTCTTTCACGGCTCTCTCCTGATCGAGCGGAATGAGGCCTACCGTACACGAGCGAATCGCACTTGCAAGGTTCGGGATCGATCAAAATGTTAGAGAGCCAGAGCCCTGACATAGGCCTGACAGGCCTGCAAGGCAATCAATCCGCTGTCACCGGCGTCGGTGATGGCGATAATTCGTTGAGCATGCGCCGGGTCAAGTCGGGCTCGCGGGGCGCCATGATCCACGCCGCCGGCGCCGGAGGCGGCTGGCACTGCACAGGTTGAGGCAGCGTCATGGGCATCGAGGAGGACTGACAGGCGCACATCAGCAGAGGCAAGACGATCGCGCAGGCGACCTTGATCACGTTCGGCATCGCTAAGCGCTCGATAATGGGTTTGTTCACTGGCCGACAGTCGCTGCTTCAGGGCTAGACGCCTGTTTTGTTCGGCCTGTTGCTCGGTGGCGGTCGCCAAAGTCAGTTGATTAAGGGTCTCGACGTGCAGCCTGGCCTGTTCCGCCAGTTGCCGGCCGTAGCGCCAATCCTGAAACTGCCAGGCCAGCGCCGCCGAACAGCCGGCCAGCACCAGCAGACCGATCAATCGCCAGCCGTTCAGACCGAAGACTGGCATAGCACCGCCCTCGCCCGCGCCCACAACAACAGACGATCTTGCAGGCCGTTAAGCCCACTGTTGATGCGACGAGTGATGCTGTTGAACTGGTCGCGGTCCGCCAGTTCATTCAAACCGTTCAGTTCCCAGAACCAGGCCGCAGACAGCGCGGCGTACTGCGGTTGTATCAGGAGATCTGGATTGCCGATAAGGTCGATACCGAGGTCATCACCGCACTCCTGATAGTTTGCTCGGCCGGTGATCTGGATCAGGCCGCGACCGCGATATGTCCACCCATCACTGCTCGCGGCATTGCCATTACCCATGCGCGAGGCATAGGCAATGTTCGCGATCTTCTCCGGCTGACGCGCGCGCGCAGCTGCCAAATCAGCCGGGAACCGGCTTGGCCACGTCGCCATCAGACCCGGCGCATCGTAGTTCAAGTTCTCAACGACGCGGGTGAGTTGTCCGGACTCATGTCCTATCTGCGCGATGAAGGCCGCAATACGCCTAGCCGTGATGATCTGAAACCGCACCATGGCTGTATTCAGGACAGGAACAAAAACGCCGGCAACTGGGCCGGCGTTCGGGAGGATCTGCAGCAACTGCTGCTGGGTGATGGGCATACTTTTCTCCGGGAAAAAATAATCCGGCACTTGGCGGGCATCGGAATTGCGCTCTCGGCTATGGAGAGGTCGGCCACGCAATAGTGGTTGGGTAACCTGGTTGCTGCTCAATCTTTTTCAGCGCTAACTGGTAGGCCGCGTAGGCCTCGAAGGTCGCCGTATCCGCAGCATCGAGCAACCCGGCAATGTAGGCGTTAACCATGCCGGCAGTGACTTGATTGGCCGCCGACATTAGCGCATTGCACTGAGCCTGAGCGACTGCAGCGGCATCAAGCAGCCACTCAGTACCGCTCCAGACGTAGTAAGCACCGGGACAAGGGAGCAACGTATATTCGCTGGGGAGCTCGCCAAGCTCGGACCACTCCTGCGCTGCGCCGGTGGTCACGCTGTACACCGTCCCGCGATGATCGGCGAGTTGAACCGGCGCAGCGTTGACGAGCACCCAAACATTGCCCGGATCAGGCGTCGGCAACAAGTCGGCCAGCTCGACGGCATTGCTCGGCAACTGACAGCCCAAGCCAGGAACTTCGGGAAGAGAAACCGGGCCAACCAAGACCCCCAGTGCATCAAACACGTAAATGGACATAAAACACCTCAGATCAATTTAATTCGGCCCGGGTAGGCAATGTTTATCGGGCGAGTCTCAGAACCTCCGGCGTACCCCGAGGCCCCGGCAACCCACTGCGCGTAGTTGTTAGTACCACCCCCCATCATTGTCGTGCCAAATGTACCTGCACCAGGCAGGGAGTGGTTGTGAGATCCGAATTGGCTGGCCTGCGAGCTACCCGCCGCACGATTCAGGTCAATTCCGAGAGACTCATCAGCGGGGCGCTGGAATCGACCCCGGGCATCTGGACAACGGAACGTGGTGGCACCGTCGCCAGAAGTCCATCCACCCTCCATGCCGGCGCGAGCGGCTTCCGTGGTCAGCATTCCTGACTGTTGCGCGTGGTCCCACAACCAGGGGAAGGAGGCCCGCGTCAACAGCGCGCCGTTCATGGCGCCGTAACCACCGGGATTAAACGAGGACGTGGTTTCAAGTACCGACCGACCCAGCGGAGTACCGTCGTAACGACTTATCGGCCACCAGTTGCCCGCGCCATCACTGCGCAAATGCCAGTAATCGCACGCCCCCATCAGGACCAAGAATGAATATCCAGCCGCATTCAGGTGGGTGTGAAATTTGATTTTGTCGGTCCCTGACGCAGTGACAACAAGGGTATTGGTGGTGTTATCCAAGCGACGAACAATGAAGTCAGTCCCGCCAAGTGCCGTGTTAGAGGTAGGCAGCGTGATCGTCCGGTTAGACGCCGTCGCGTCAATAATGACCAACCCCCTCTGCGCGGCGGTCAGCGTGGTATCCGCACTGATACTGGTGACATTGCCGGTTATCTGGCCCAGTTGGGCCGCGTGCTGGCTTTGCGTTGCTGGAGCGATTTGCTCAGCCGCGCCGGTGCAGAACAGCAGGATGTATGAGCCGCCGCCGATAGAGGTGTTCCACTGCACCCATGCGTCACCGTTGGCGACCAGCTCGCCACCTCGAAGGGCTGAATGGGCACCCCCAACCATAGCGACGGCCCCCAGGCCGTCGTTGATCGTGCAGGCGCCAGTGTTCGCCGTCTTGACCTTGAAGCGCAGGGGCTGGCCTTCGACGCGGGCGGTGATCGCCGGCGTGAAGTTGCAGACGTAGTTATTGGCCGTGCCGGTGTCGATGGCAAAGCTGCTTGCAGCAGATTGGCCAAGGGTACCGATGGCTTTCAGTAACTGCGTCAGGTCAACTTCACTGGGTGCCATTCCCGCCGCTGCAATCACATTCAACACCTCGCTCGTGATTGCGTTGCCCCATGTCGACGGAATCAAAGATCCCGGCGTCCCGGTGACCGGGCTCTCATCCACAAACTGTCCATTCACTAGCCCAACGCCGGGCACACTCTTTGGATAATCCACTTTTCTATCCTCTAGTCATAATTGATGTAAACCAGCGTATGCGCTGGTGCGCTGCGGTGTATCAAGCATTCCAAGGCATTGCCCGGGTTCATGCCAAAACGCTCGCCCCAGTAGCTGGCGCCGAAACGCCGCCCAAGCAGCAGGCGGCCGCCGGTGTTGAGGGTCCACATGAACTGCGCCTGCAAGGTACCGAAGTGCGCCGCACCGAAACGCGAGCGCCCCATACGCGGCGCCCTGAGTTCGGTGATGGTGGCGTTCGGGTAGCCTTGGGTGCGGGCAATCTCGACGAAATAGCCGATGGTCTGGCTGCCGACCGCGAGCAGTCGCCGGCGTACGGCGAGACGGCGATCGTCGAACAGAGGGGTTGCGCCCAGGCACGGGTCCGGCAGGTTCATTACCCGTTCCCAATCAGGCACCAGCTCGCTGACGCCGGCCGGGTCCATTTCATTGAGCAGGTCGGCGGCGCGGGCGTCGAGGCGGGCCAGTTCCTGGGCGACGCCTGCAAGGACATCTTCGAGTTCCGGCACCCGCTCGGGGTCCCAGGCTGGGCCGCTGGGCAGCAGGCTGCGCAGTTGGGTGCGGTATTGCGCGGCGGTTCTTATGCCTGCCATACGCAACCTCCAAAGGTCAGCAACTGGTTGTTGGCTGCTGCTACATCGGCGATCGGCGATCGGCGACAAGAGTTTGTGGTCGTTTTCGCCGGTGGCGCTGCTGATGGCTTCGGCGATGTGGGTCAGCAGCAACGTGTCGCCGAGGCCCGCCTCGCGGTTATGCAGATCGCGTAGTTGCGCCTCGACAGTGGCGCGCACAGCGGTGGTGTCCGGGGTCAGGCTCAATCGGTAAGTGACAGGCACTTGCACTGGTGCCAGCACGTGCAACTCGGCAGTAACCGGGCGCAGCGGTTCAATGTAAGCCTGAACTTCGGCCAGTTGCGCGGCGGTCGGGACGGGTTCCGGGTCGTTATCGCGCATGATGAACAGCCCGACGGTGCCAGGACCAAGGTAGCTGCCGAGACACCACGCGCGAGTCACGCCGGGGCATTCCAGCGCCCAGGTTTCGTAGTCTTGCGCCGAGCCGCCATGGGGAATGATGCGATAGGAACTAATAACCCGGGAGCGCAGCGACTCCAGGCTTTCTCGCGCCACACCACCGTTGAGCCCCGGCGCCAGTACGGTAAAGCTATTGCCGACGATCCCCGCAATCGGCTGTACCGGAATCAGCGTCATGCCGGCCTCGGCATTGCCCAGGCTGCCGGCCTCGAGCGCGGCGATGGTGGTGCTGTTGAGGCCGTTGCTGGTGGTGCCAGCGGCGGTCACTTTATAGGTGCGACCGTCGCTCGATTGCAGCAGGGTGTCGACGTCCAGCACGGCACCGGCGCTGGCGGTAAAGCTGACGCTGCCGCTGGCCGCTTGTGCGGACTTGCGCGGCTGGTTCAGACGCAGTGCGGCGATCCGTTCCAGGGTCGATTCATCGGCCTTGTCCGGGAGGATCTGCTCGGCGATCCAGTCCAGATAGCCATACAGGCCATAGGCGGCGCCACCGAGGGTGCGGGCCAGCACTTGCGCATCGGACTGGCGCAGCGAATCGCTGGCCAGGTCGCTTTGGGTGCGCTTGATCAGCACCGGCAGCGAAGGGGT